TACGCATTATTATTTTCCTTTTTTTTTAATAGTGCAAATAAAAGTGGACGAGAGTTAGGCCTCTTGTCCACATTCTATTTAGTTTTTTGATATGCTGTAGTGCAGCATACTGAGTCTATTTATCAAATAGTGTGTGAAATGTGCAACGGTTCTGTTGCTAGGCCCGTTACCAGCCCCCTGCGGTTACGCTGCTAGAGCGAACTCAGATGGTGCAAAGTTATCGTTTGCATTTGTGTTTTGTAAACTTGCCTACCTGTCGAAACCTATTTCGCCCCCATCATAAACACACGACTTGTTACCTTCCGGCTCTTGTCCTATGCACAGGAAAGCAGGTGCATCTACTCTCATGTGTTTATGGTGGAGGCGTCCGGTACCGCCCCGGAGTCCAAATACGCTTTGTAACGCCTACAGTTTATTTATAACACTCTTATGCTAGAATGTCAAGTTCTAATTTTTCTTTTTCGGAAAGTTTTTCATCTGGTGGTAAAATTTTACGTAGCCAACTGTCTGCAATATATGCTCTAGGGCTTGGTCCGAACTGTATCTCTAAGTCTTCTGCTTCGATCCACCAATAATGGTCAGTTACTAGAGCTTGGCAAGGAAGTCCTCTAAACTCCCATTGATCACCTTTTTTAAATTTACCAATATATTTTGATACGCTAACAAAGCGTCCTATGTTTTTTGGATTTAATGAAAATACAATTACTGCTCGATCGCCTTCATTCACGTTCATTTTTTAGAGCCTCATACTTTGCTAAAAGAACAGACAGCTCATCCGTCTTGCGTAACCAACCGTTTTCGTCTACAATAAAGACATCTCCAGGCTTATAAAGATAATGATCCTTGGGTGTGCCATCTTTTTGGAAACCCATTACTTCGCCAGGCCAATCGCCTTTTATACGAAATCCTTGGCCATGAAGACCAAGGCTTTCGACAACGTAGTCCATCCAAAACATTTACATCGAATTCTTTTTGTCTTGAATTTCTGCTCTACGTGTTTTGGTTAGTTTACCTAGATCTCCGAGTGCTTTACGAGCTCTTGCAGCCGCAGCTTTTACACCTTTATCTTCAAATGTTTCAGATTCGGCAAGGTAATTATTAAATGCTTGAACAATTTGTTCGTGTTGTGATAATTCACTCATTTTTATTCTCCTGTAATAAATTTATATATTTCTCTCCAGTTACTTACACATTTAGCAGTTCCTGAATATCCTTTGTTGTGTTCATGATTAATAAGAACACCGTCCAACCCTAAGTTAATGCCTACATCGACATTCTCAGGTTTGTCTTCAACCCAATAGCATCCTGTATTTTTATATGGTAATAGTGCTTCGTCTTTATCAGCACCTGTATCCAAATAAACGTACTTTTCAAATACTGTTGGACCAAACATTTCAATTAAGTTTTTAGTTCTTAAGTGTTGAGCATAATAGTCATCACTTAGACTTGTAATAGCATGGAAAATATAACCATGGTCTTCATGTAGTTTACGAACATATTTAATTGCATCTCTTAGTGGTGGAAGTTTTCTTATCCACGCACTTTCATTAAACATGCGTATTAATTTTTTTGATTCTGCTTTTTCGATGCCATACTTAACATCCATTAAATAGTTACCTGGTGCAACTATTTCGTAACCGTGTTTATTCATCCAGCGTCCAAATGCATATTCCCAATCAAACAGGACGCCGTCGCAATCTACTAATATTAGTTTATCTTTCATAATACCCTCTTTACTTCTTTTATTCATACTTTATATTAACATAAGAAGTAGGTATTGTCAACCTAAAGTTTAATATTAGTTGTGCTTTCTATGTATTGTTTTGCGGTAGATTCGTCTGTTTTTGCAATAAAAACAAGGGTGTTTTTGTTAAGACTTAGTTTAGAATCGGGTGATACAGTAAAACTAAACGGAACCATGCCAATTCCTTGTTGTGTAGCAGTAAGTGCCATTGGTTTAGTTACTGTAAGTGTTTCGCCATTCTCGTCAACTAGTCGTGCGACAATTTCTTCGCCTGCGACAGTTTTTACAGAGACGGTATCTCCATTTTTGTAAGGTGCTTCAATTAACATTATAGTGTATATCCTGTTCCGTTATAGCCTGTGTCTTCTACGTATTTTACAAACTGATCGTAGCCGCCGACTTTTAATCCGTTAACAACAATCTGCGGGAATGTACGAGCTTCTGGAAACTCTGTTAGAATTTGTTCTCTATCAAAGTCTTTACCAAGTTCTCTGTATTCAAATGGATAGTCATATTTTTCACATAGTGCCTTTGCTTTTGTGCAACTAGGACACATTGGTTTTCCGTAAATTAAAATCATAAGCTAAATCCTTTAAATGTGTCAGCCGACACATCTTGCTTTGTGCCGCCTTGAACATAACTAGTTATCTCAGTCTCTTGCGGTGCTACTTGAACTTCGGCTCCGGAGATCCACTTCTGTGTCCACGGCAAAGGATTGTTTTTAACACTATAAGGACTCTTTAGTCCAATGTTTGTCATTCTACGTGTACAAATAAATTCAATATACTGACTTAATAGTTCTGTGTTTAAACCAATCATTGAACCATCTTTGAACAAATAGTCTGCCCAAACTTTTTCTTGATCAACTGCATCAACAAACATCTGAATACACTCTTCTTCTGTTTCTTTTGCAATCTTTTCAAAATCTTTGTCGTCTGTTTTTAGAACTTTTAGTAATGCTTGTGTACTTGCTAAGTGCAAGTTTTCGTCACGAGCGATTAGTTTGATAATCTTAGCGTTGCCTTCCATCTTCTTAAGTTCTGCAAACGCCCAACTACATGCAAACGATACATAGAAACGAACACCTTCTAGAATGTTAACACTCATAAGTGCAAGCCATAATTTCTTTTTAAGTTCGTACATATCTACGTTTACTTTCTTACCATTAACAGTATGTGTTCCTGCACCTAGCAAGTTATAATAACCTGACAATTCGATCAAGTCGTCGTAATGTTTTGAAATGCTATCTGCACAATCTACAATTTCACCCACTGACATTAGCTCATCAAATACTTTAGATGGATTTGAATATACATTACGAATAATGTGTGTATAACTACGACTATGAATTGTTTCTGAGAATGTCCAAGTAATAATCCAGTTCTCTAGTTCTGGTAAACTTACAATACTGCCAAACGATTCTGCTGGAGCACGACCTTGTACACTATCAAGTAGAATTTGACGCTTTAAGTTTGACGTAAAGATATGTTGTTCATGACTAGTCAAGCTCTTAAAGTCTTTAGCATCTTGATAGATATCTACTTCTTCTGGTCTCCAAAAGAATCCAAGTTGTTTATCTGTTAATCCATCAAACTGTTTATACTTTAGTGTGTCATAACGCTGGATTGTTGGACCTCCTGATGGATCTAGGAATGCCTTTACCTTCGTATGATCGACTCGATTGTCTACGTCAAAAACGCTCATTTCTGAATTATCCTTCTATATTTTATATATGTTAACACACAAATTATTGTATGTCAACTAGATTGTGCAGCTTTCGCAATATTCATCTTCTTCAACATGATAGCCGTTAGTTTCTAATTCAGGTTGAGCTTCAGTTTCAAACATTTTATGAACATCTATTTCACCCTGTCCGTCATAAGTGTTAAAGTAATAAAGTTGCTTTCCGCCTAGTTTGTAGAACATTAATAGATGCTGTAGCATTGTACTCATAGGAATCTTTTCATCTTCAAAGTAAGATGGATTGTAACTTGTGTTTACACTAATTCCTTGATCAATATACTTTTGTAGTACACTTACAATTTTAATGTACCCTTCTGGGCTACGCTGTTCCCAAAGTAAGTCGTATTTGTTTTTAAGACGCTTGTACTCAGGGACTACTTGCTTTAGAACACCATGCTTTGATTGTTTTACTGAGATAAGGCTACGTGGTGGCTCAATGCCATTTGTAGCGTTAGCAATTTGTGCTGATGTTTCACTTGGCATTAGTGCCATTAGTGTTGAATTACGGATGCCTGTTTCTTTAAGTTGCTTACGTAGTCCTTCCCAATCCATACGTTCTTGGTGTGGAACAATTTCGTCTAGTGCTTTAGCATAAGTTTGGTTAGGAGTAATACCTTGTCCATACTTTGTTTCTGATGTTCCAGGACATGCACCTTGCTCTACTGCTAAATCTGCGCTTGCTTTAATCAAGTAAAAACTCCAAGCTTCTGCATACTCGTCAATAAGAGCTAGTCCATCTGTGTCGATGTCTTGATATGATAAACCGTGCTTAGCCATCCAATATGCAAAATTAATAATACCTATACCTAATGGACGTCTTTTTTCTGTTGATAACTGTGCTGCTATAATAGGATAGTTTTGATAGCTTAACAATGCATCTAACCCTCGTACTGCTAACCGTGCAACTCTTTCAAAGTCTGCGGGTGTGCGTACATTACCCCAGTTGATAGCACTTAATGTGCATAGGCTGATTTCGCCTTCTGGATCATTTAAATCATTTAGTGGCTTTGTTGGCAAGTCAATCTCTGCACACAAGTTTGATTGTCTAATAGGTGCAACGTCTGGAAGGAATGCACCGTGGTCGTTTGCGTTATCAACGTTCTGTAGATAAATGCGTCCTGTGTTCTTACGTTCTTCCATAAACGAACTAAACAGTTCAATTGCTTTTACAGTTTTCTTACGTAACTTTGTGTTACGTTCTGCTGTTTCATATAGCTCGCGGAACTTATCTTGATCGGCATAGAATGCATCGTATAATCCGGGCACATCGCTAGGCGAGAAAAGGGTAATATCACCGCCACTAATAAGTCTTTCGTACATCAATTTATTAAACTGTACACCATAGTCCATATGACGCACACGGTTGTCTTCTGTGCCTTTATTGTTCTTTAGAACAAGAAGTTCTTCTGCCTCTAAGTGCCAAATTGGATAATAGATTGTAGCAGCACCACCACGCACACCACCTTGGCTGCATGACTTTGTCGCTGCTTGGAACATTTTGTAGAACGGAATAATACCTGTGTGATATGCATCGCCTTTGCGTATTGGACTACCGATAGCACGGATACTTCCGCCGCCAACACCAATGCCTGCTTTTTGACTTACATACTTGACAATACTTGCGCTAGTAGCGTTAATACTATCGAGACTATCGCCAGTTTCAATAAGAACACAACTTGAGAATTGACGTTGCGGTGTTCGTACACCTGCCATAACAGGAGTAGGCAAACTAATGTCGTGAAGACTAACAGCATCATAATAGTCCTTTACATATTGTAAACGAGTTTCTGTTGGATAGTTATGGAAAAGAGTTGCTGCAATAAGCATATAACACATCTGAGGTGTTTCAAAAATTTCACCAGTTACACGATTCTGTGCTAGGTACTTGCCTCGTAGCTGTTCCATAGCAACATAGGTAAGATTCTCGTCACGTTCGTGTTTAATATATGTTTCAAGTTTTGCCCATTCGTCATCGTCATAATAAGAAATGAGGTCAGGATCATAAAAGCCTAAATCTATATTCCTTTCAACTAATTCTTTAATAGTAGTTGGTTGATAGTTACCATATACTTCTTTACGTAGTGCATAATTAATTAAGCGTCCACCAACATATTGATAGTTAGGTGTTTCTTCTGAAATAAGATCTGCTGCTGCTTTAATAAGAGTTTCTTGAATTTCTTTTGTAGTCATTCCATTAAAAAATTGGATTTGACTTTTTATTTCTACCTCGCTTGGGCTAACACCAGTAATATCTTCACATGCATAAAAAACAACTTTGTGTAGTTTTTCAATATCTAATGGTTCTTTACGCCCATCTCGCTTGGTAACTTGAATCATGATTTATCCTCTTTTCTTTAATTATTTGAATATTTATCTGTACTCTGACATGTCATATACAACTTGCGATTTAACTTCTTTAGGTAAAGTAGAGATGTCGATTGCTTGTGTTTCATCGTATCCGAGTACCCATTTTTGATTAACAACTAAGATGTAGAAGTAGTTTTCTTCTCTCATTGTACAGATATGTATCTCAAAATTAGCATCAGAAAAGCGTTCTGTTAACTGTAAAGAAAAGTAGTAACTTAGTACACGGCAGAAGTCACAGTACTGATTCTCCTGTAATAACTCCCAAGCGGTTGGCCACATTTGTGAATCCCAAGGATCTGTGTGAATCGATACGCACGGTGCCAGTTTGTAAAACTCTATGACATCCTGAAAAGGATCGTCTGAATCCTCTAGAGAATCTCGAAACTGAGACCACACTGCAAGTCTTTCTTCGTATGTTTTGTTGAACATTAAATGACTATTTGCTTTGTTTGTACTTTAAATTTCATCTTTGTTGTTGCATTAGATGCTAACGAACCTGCTACATTACTCTTTACTAGAATAGTTTCGTCAGTTCCGTCAATGTCTATATCACTTAGTATA